CTCCCCTTGGGGAGTCGGGTCTGCAATGATGAGGGATCCATGGGTCATCGTATTGAATTACGATTGGTTGTCTCTTTGAGACAACCACCCATCTAGTCCTCTAGCATATGCGGTGGAATACCGCATCTTGTCATTGCAGTTCGGCTTAGCCGGACTGCCATACAAATCTTTTGATGAGTATGGCTGCGTGTAAGAAATTTCGAGCACGAAGTTTGTGTGGTACAGGGGGTTTGAGTCCTCCGTGCCACGCAAGCGCCTAGCACGATTAGTGATAGTCGCGCTTTGTAATGTTAGTGGTTGCTTTGCCAACCTTAGCGTAAGGATCAATTATGAAATCCAAGATTGCTTTCCTCGTTCAGCACGAGTCTATTGTGCTGTACGGTTGTGCATCTCACCCAAGATTTACTTTTGAGTGTGAGGATTGCGTTAATCACGCTCTCCAACAGGCTTTCATTGATTGGAAAATCCGTACGTTTGGGTGGCACGTTGCGGCCGACTGGCTGCAACGTAAGTACCACTAACGCGGAGATCTATCATGTCCTTAGCCGCTTTTACTAACGAAGTCGGGGCGCATCATTTGCGTTCCTTCATCGCTGATAAGACGGTCTACCACGATTATATGCTATCTAGCCCACCGGGCGATCCCCAATACAGTCTTCGGACTGTGGAGAACGTCCAGAACGTAAATATAGCATTCTCAGACAAACCTCCAATATATAAGTCCCCGGGGCACGCCCCGAGTGACTATTGGAGAACTATTGCTGAGGTAACTGATAATAGACCCCAACGCCAGACCGTTAAGGTCTGGAACAACTTTGGGAAATATTATGAGACGTGGCGAGACACTGAGCGTTATATCGCGCCTAATTGGCACATCCCTTTTTCTTGGGACCCTGTGTCTGACTTAGGCGGTAACTCGATTGACGCCAGTGTTACCAAAGCTTTGAACAAAATTCAAAGCGTTGATTTCTCCGATGAGAATAAAACCGTCAATTTTCAAGGCGGTAATGCTCTTGTCGAAGCTCGAGAGACTGGTAGAATGTTGGCTAAATCGGCTATTAAACTTGTAAAAGTTATAAAAGCCGTACGGGGAGGTCATTGGGCCACGGTCTGTGACACCCTCGGTATTAGTCGACGTACGTTCATTCCCGGTAAAACTGTGTCCGAGAACTGGTTGGAGATTCAGTATGGGTGGAAACCCCTACTGAAGGACATCTATGACTTGGATAACACAGTTAGGCATCATCTGTCACGTCCAAATCAAATACGCGTTAGCGCGTATGAACATGAGGACTGGGCTTTCTCCTTTGGGAGGAATGAATATGCCTACGACGTTACTGCAAAAGAGCGGTCTAAGACGACCTTTCTTGCGACTCTAACTAATGAGTTCGCTGCAGAGTTACAGTCGTTCGGGGTGATCAACCCGCTTGGCATGGCATGGGAAGCCGTCCCTTTCAGCTTCGTAGTTGATTGGTTCGTCCCTATTTCGAATACTTTCGAAGCCTTGACCTCCACAGCGGGTTTCCGCAATGACGGTGGTTGGACATCTGTTCGTCGAAATTATGAGATGAACATTCGTCATGTCGTTCCTGAGTCTGGCAACGTGTTGCTAGATCCGGGCCATTACCAAGAACGTGGTTTTGGTTTTATCAGGTTCGCCTATGCAGAGTGGCCTCTTGCGAGGCTCTATGCAAACCCTAAGCCGTGGTCAACTCCCCATGCGTTGAATGCGCTTGCGCTTCTTTCGCAGATCAGAAATTGAGCAATTCCGCTTAGTTTTTGATTTAACCGAGCATATACGCTCATCAACAGATGAGTCCCCTCGTGGGACCTTCAGGAGTATAATCCTAATGGCAGCATTTGCCCCGGTCGTCATCAAAGACGCCCTCGACGTGGACCATACGTTCGCGCCGCGCAATCTCGAAGGTGGGATTGCGACTTTCGTCAATTCGACGGGAGTTCCCATCAGTGATAAGAAGATCACCTTGAGTATGGGCAAACCGACGGCCTCTGGCCGCCGGAAAGTCACACTCAAGCTAGCTCTTCCGATCACACAGGATGTGGTGGTTGGTGGCGTGTCGAAGCCAACTGTTGTTCGATCGATATTCGTATCGATGGAATTCCAGTTTGAATCGACAAGCACCCAAGAAGAACGCGCTGACTCGCACGCATTCGCCTATAAGCTTTTGGCGGATAACGTTGCGCTTCGTGCGATCGACTATGTTGAAGGTCCTTGGTAACTTGGACGTTCAACGTTCCACGGGCGGTATAACAATGATCGTTGTTTGCGGAATGCTTTTCGCACTCTTCGCTATTTGTTTTCTCGCCTACCTCAACGCGTCACAAAATCAATTGACGCGTGTCATACAAGGAAGTCCTTATGACGAAATCCACAATGTTCAACGTGAACACGATGGTTATTCCGACAGACTTGACGTCTCAACTCATACAAAAGATCATGTCGCTCCAGTCGTCCGTGAAAACGGATTATCTAAAAGCGACATTCCTTTCTAAGTATGTTTCTCCAGACACTGCACCGGCAGATCATCGCCGGAACTCTGCATTGTTTAAATGGCTCTTAATCGAGCGGGAGAATGAAGCTACAAATGATAGGTTAATTTTAACTCACGAGGAATATAACATTCTACCTCGTGTTACCTATGGTAGCTTCGTTGAGTTTTGTCGCAACCTCATATGCGATATTATCGGCGAAACGCCACCAGTGGAGTCCTTAATAGGGACTTTCTCAGGCGGTGCGTCCACAAGTCGAGCACGTACTCGGAGCCACCCGGCTTCCAAGTACCTCGGAGAAGCACACGTTACCCCGCCATGTCTGGAAATCTTCTCTTCGTTAGTCGAGGAGCTACCAGGCTGGATTGGGGCTTGCGAGCTGGCATTAAAACCAGTTCGCGGCAACGTGTTCTTTACTGTTCCCAAGAACGCGGATATTGATCGTTGTGCTTGTAAAGAGCCCGACATCAATATGTTTGTTCAAAAGGGCATTGGAACCTTCTTTCGAAGGTCTCTTCGTAACCATGGAATCGATCTAAACGATCAGTCAATAAACCGACGTCTAGCTCATGAAGGATCAGTGACAAAGGAACTCGTAACCCTGGATTTGTCCAGCGCTAGCGACTCCGTATCATCTGAACTGGTTTTCCAGCTCCTTCCTATTACATGGTACACCCTACTTGACGCTGTGAGGAGTCAAGTTACCGTCATTGACGGTACTGAACACCGTAACCATATGTTCTCGTCGATGGGCAATGGTTTTACTTTTGAACTGGAGAGTTTACTCTTCTACGTTCTTAGTAGGGCCACTGCTTTCTTTACGGGTACACGTGGTATGATATCGGTCTATGGTGATGACATAATATGCCCAACGGGCATGTCTGAAGCTCTCATGGTCGTCCTTACATACTTCGGCTTCTCTGTTAACATGGAGAAGAGTTGTATAACGGGCGATTTACGTGAGAGTTGCGGAGGTCATTATTCAAATGGGCTCGATATAACTCCTTTCTACATTAGGGAGCCTATCACTACACTTCCTGGGCTCATCCACGTAGCTAATCAGTTACGTGAATGGGCTTTCGTTGAGGGTCTCGCGATCCTCGATCCGGAAGTAGAGCCGATATGGCTATGGCTTAAAAGCCATATTCCTAATGTTCTTTGGGGGGGTGGAGATACCGCATACAAGTACCAACTTGTATCTCTGGACTCGCCTAAGTGTCGCCTCGCAGAGGAGACCAAGGGCTATAGTACAGAGCTAGGTGGTTACTTCCACTGGCTTAATGCCACATGGGATCGCACTAGGAGCTCCTATGTTACTCGCTTTGAGGATGGCTCTATCCACGTTTTATATGTGGATGGTGTTTCAACCTCTCGCAAGACCATAGGGCAAGGCCGATTTAGGCTACGCCCGGTGCGAAATTTAGCAGTACCTCGTTTGCCTGCTCACTTCTTATCTGAAGTGGGCTGACGTCCGAGTATGATCGGG